TGCCTTTTGGCAAGGTCTATAGAATTTTCAATAGATGAAACAATCCTATCGTATGTAGAAGTAATAGTATTTGCAATATTCTCTTCAGCATCCCACCATTGTTTCTGTAAATCTTGAATTAATTCATGATCATCTTCAAGCCCTTGTTCTCTATATTGGTTAGCTTGTTCATGCAGTTGAGTTTGCATTTCACGATAATATGTAATAATTTGAGGTAATGATTTCTGTGAAACAATTTTTGAATTTTGACTATTTATTAAATCAATATTATGTTCAATATCATTTATAAAATCATCAAATAATTCTTTGGATTTTGTATAAACCTCTTCAGCATACTTATAAAAATCATTGAGGTCTATTTGATTGGTTTTATAAGCCTCTTTATAAGCTACAACTAACCAATCAAGATAATCTTCAACACTTTCTTGATCCATTTTTAATAAATGTTGATGATATTTGTATTGGCGTTCAAATTCCGTTTCTCCCTCTTTTACGGTAGATGAATTTTTAGCAGAAGTAGCTTCAGATTTAGTAGTTATAACTGGTTGATATTTCTTACTTGGATTAATTCTACCAGTAGCTCCACCATCATAGCCACCCGAATAAGCAGGAATATGACCAATAAACTTTGAAGAACCTCGTTTTATTTTCTTGGTTTCTTCAGCAGTATAAACAATATCTCCTTTATTTAAATGAACAATTTCAGCACCATTTGTACCGGCAAGATAGGCTTTATCACCAGATTTGATTAATTCCTCGCCCTCTTCACCAACTAAAGCATCTCCATCAGGTGCATTTTGAGTACCGTCTGCAAAGCCTTCCAATCCAAGACTTTTTAAAATAGAACTTTTTACATCTAATTTAACAGATACAGTTACAGTTGTACCATCAATCTTTTGAAGTTTTGAATATAAAGTATCCGCAGCAGTTGTTACATCTGTGATTTCTGTTGTAACATCATCCAATTCACCTTCAACTGTTGCAAAAGTTAAAGTATCAATATGAGCAATAGCATCATCTAAAGTTTGAGCTTCTCCTTGTGCATTTGTTAAAGTAACATTATCAAGTTCAGATATTTTTGTAATTATAGTTTCTGCTTCATCTTTTGTGAAATTAAGTTCTGAAAGTAAATTTGAAATACCTTCAGCATTAACATTTAAAGTTACGCCATCTTTTCCGATAAGTCCTAAATTTGTAAAACTTGTTGCAAGTGAATCCGCTTCTGATTCTGCATTAATTAAAGATATGCCATCCAAGCCCTGTAATTCACTTAAAAGATCATAAATATCTTTATTGGTGTATCCAAGTGTTAATAATTGATCGGTTAATGCTGATACATTAATAGCAGTTCCATCAAGTGAATCGGCAGATAATCCAATTTCTTCAATAGTATTTAGAACATCTTCGATATTATAATAATCAACATCTCCCCACATTGAAAGGGCTTCAAGACAGGACAGAACAGCTTCTTTGCTTAATCCCATCTTTTCGGCAAGCTCATCTAAATGCAGAGCATCTACATTAAAATCATACGAACCATCTGAAAATTTTTGTATTTCTGCAATTATTGTTCCATCATCGTTAAGAATTTTACCATCTTTGGAAATTTGATGTAATTTACTTAAAAATCCAGCTCCAGCAGATTCAGCATCTTTAAAAACTGCTGCATTCTTTTGCATTTCTGAATATATTTTATCAGCACTATAACCCCATTCTTGAAGTTGATCTTCTCCAAAAATGAATTCAGATGCCGCCCAAAATGCGTTTGAATTAATTGTGCCAGCAGCAAATTCTTCATTTAACTTAGCATAAGCATCTGCAAATGATTTAAAATTATCATCCTTTTCGCCAGCAGACATAGCCAGATCATAACGTGCTTTCGCTTCGCTTACTTCATCAAACTGTCTGGTCATTCCTTCTAATGCTGTATTTAATTTAAGAGCATCTTCAGTAATTAATTCAAAACCACTACCATCAGTTAATTCAGTTTGAAAAATATTTGCAAGAAATTCAGCACTAAGACCATCTTGATATAGTAATTCACCTAAGACATCACTTTCTTCAACAAGTTCTTTAAGAGATTCCGCCGTTATTCCATCAACGGTTTTTGAAAGCTCTGTAAGAGATTTTTTTGTATCTTTAAAGCCTTCTGAGTCCCATACTTCTTTTAATTTATCTTTATATGTAGATGTCATGGCATCATAATATCGTTCATATTCTCGGAAATATCCTTCAAGTACAGACATATCTGAAGTCATTTTGTTTTGTGTAAACCCAGCCGTTTCACCTATGTCTGCAATTAAATTTTTAATACGAACACCATCCATCTCAATACCTTCAGCATCAAGACGCATTATTTCATCAAGTGTCCAATCTTCACCAGCAAGATTGAATATTGTATTTACATATTCATCTAATGCAGGAAGTCCGAGTCTTAAAGCTCCATCTGTTGTGAGTGCCGTATCATTAATAGCAACCATAGTATCATTAATATTTTTTAATGAAATTCCAAAATAGTCAAGTTCTTTTAAATCAGACTTACTATAATTATTAGTCGCATTACCATTTCCATCATACGAAATAGAAGCAAGGTTTAAATCTCTATATTGCGTTAATTTAGCTTGCTTTTTTAAATCTACGTTTCCATATTTAGAACGAACACCGGCATTGTTTTTTAACCAATTATTATATTTACCATATGGTGTATCTTCTAAATTTTCACCTTCTGCCAATTCCGATTCAACTAACGCTGTATGTTCTGGACTTAATAAACCATAATTAGGATCATTTAATAATTTTTTGTATTTTTTTAATTCCTCAGTAGCTTGTTTTAAATTGAAATAATCATAAGGATTAATTTCATTTGCTATAGCAGCTTGTAACTGCTCAAAAGATGAATAATCAGCCTCACCTGCTATAAGTTTACACGCAATATCTAATTCATCATTCGTTAATTTATCAATTTTATCATCAATGTCAGGAGTAGTAGAAAATTTTACTTTTACTGCTTTAATTTTCTCTAATCTATTTTGATTAACTTTCCATTCATTGTAAAAATCAGGAAATCTATTAACCAATGAATTATCTATTAGTGCTTCAATGCTATCTTTTGTAGCTTTTCCATCAGTCAATGCTTGTGCTAAATCTTCATTTTTTAATACAGCTTCAATTAATTTATCTCTGTATGTATTAAATGTATCTATAGAATTTATTGTTTGACCACTTATATCAAGCTCTAAACCTTCTATAGTAATTGCACTATTAACTAACTGCGTTGTTGCTTCGTCAAGTGTATTTAAATATTCTTCGTAGCCTTTACGCATGCTTACAAGTTTATTATAAACAGCACTATCTTGGTGATAATAATTCGCATTTTGTTCTAATGCTTCAATACAACTTGTAAGAATATCATAATATTCCTGCGCTCCATCTACATCAAATGCTATATCTGTAAATGTTCCAAAATTCCAGTCTTTCTCAACACTAACGCCACCAATGTTTTCAAGAATATCTTCCACTTTTGAATCCCAACCAGATACATATAAATCCTTACCATACCAATCAGCTAAGAATGACAAATGTTTAACATCACTCTTATCTCTAATATAGGCTGAATCAGAACTATTTTGAGCAGAAGAATATGCGGCAATATAATCAGAACGATTTCTCTTAGCTTCTTCTAATTGAATTTGCTTTAATTTCATCAACTGATCATCAAGTCTACCGTTTACTAAATCTAATCCCTGAGTTTCACCTTCAACTAAATGAACAATTTCTTTTTGCAAATCACGAATCTCTTCTCTTGTTCCTGCATCAATATACTCTGCACTTGCTAATTCTTTATATTTATCTATAAGATTTTGCAATTCTGCTTCTTCTTGTTGTGCAGAACGAGCAACTTCAAGAGCCGATTCAGCAGCTTCTTTAGCTTTTTGAGAGGCTTCTTCGGCAGCAGTACCTATACTCATTAATCCATCTACGAGTGCTTGAATTGCCAAACCAATACCCCATGAAACAAGCATATTAATAGCAACATTTAATACTTTTACACCAACAGCAGCTATTTTTGCTTTTACACCAGCTATTTGTGCTTTTATTCCAAAATCATTAATAGATTTTTCGCCTTTTGCAATAGAAACAGCAGCTTCTCTTGTTTCTTTTGACATTCCTGATATGTGTTTCTTATATGCCTCAACTTTTGAACCACCATTTTGTATTTCAGCATTAAATTTCATCAATGCCTGAGTATCAATACTATCAAACGCACCAATAAGAGAATCTTTAACGCTATAACCAGCACTATTTAAAGCATTAAAATTATTTATAAGATTTGGAATTGATTGTCCAAGTATATTTATATGACCGGCAATACCACCTAATCCGTTTGCTACTTGATTAAAGCTAATTAAGTTTTTACCCATTAATGAAAAACCTGCTCCTACTACAGCAAGAAGAGAAGGGAATAATCCAAATTTTTCAATGATTGAAGTAATTACAGTTAATGCTTTTGTTCCAAAATCAACAATAGCTTTTATAAAATCACTATCAATAACTGCATCAGAAAAAGACTGAAATGCTGCTGCAAATTGAGCAGTTTTTGTTTCAATACTATCCAGTTGTTTTTCATATTCTGCCATTGCAGAACCAGAAGATTCCTGAGAAGTTACAAGTGCTGCTTGCATATCCTTTATATTAGTTAGTGTTGCGACCAAAGCATTTCCTTGTCTTTTACCAGCTAATAATTCAAGTAAAGCAGATTGCCCAACTGGATCACTCTTTCCAAGTTCATCCCATACTTCAGCAATTCCTAATATTATATCATATGTGGATTTAAAAGCTCCACTATCAGTTAATATATCAAAACCGCCTTTTCCATCTATGTTAGTTATTGCTTTTATTGTATCTCTTAATGAGGCGGTACTTACTGCCATATTTTCAGTTTCAAGACCTGCTTCTTCAAGTTCTGTTTTTGCACCTCTAATACGCATACTTACCGTTTTCCACATTGTACCAACGGAATCTGGATCTTGCACTACGTTGTTCGCAGCTACAATTAATGCAATAGACTCATCTATGGTATTATTAGCCGCAGCTAAAGCAGCCGCAGAACGTTGAAAAGCATCTCCAATTCCTTCAGATGTAATAGCATAATTGTTACCAACTTCATTAAACTTATCAATTATTTCCGTAGCACTACCAGCAACATCATCTGTATTAGTATAAAATGCTTTCAATGTTGAAACAATACTCTGAGTTGATTTTTCAATATCATCTATATCACCAATTCTATTATAAATTGATGCAATTTCTGCAAGTTGTTCTGACTCATTTAATGAATAACCTAATCTACTAAAATCAGCAGAAGATTTGATAAAATCAGTAACAGTAATACCAAGTTCAACTGCTTTCTTTTTTGCACTTGTAAGAAATTTATCAAATTGTGCATCTGTTGCTTCTGTAACTTTTCTCAATTCCACCATTGCGGAATCAATTTCTGTTACAGCGGTAACCATTTCTTTGAATTTTGAAATTACTTCATAGATAATTCTGCTTGCGCTAAAAAACTGTGCAAAATTAGAAAAAGCCTGTTTTAACTTATCTCCAAGAGATTGAGTGTGTAAACCGGCTTGTTTAACTTTTGTATTAAATTTTTCAAATTCGGCATTCCATGCTTTAAGTTGAGCAGGAGAACTAATTCCATTCGCTATTTCTTTTAGTCGATTTAATTCAGCAACTAAATCAGGACGTGCTTTAATTGCACTATATTTCTGACCATATTCCTCAATTTTTTGTTTTGCTTTTTCAATATTTGTTGCAAATTTAGATATTGCATTAACATCTTCAAATATTTTCGCATCTCTTTCGACTAACTTAAAATTAGAACTTAATTTTAAAACTTCAGATTGTATTCTTTTTAAATCTTCTGCATTTGAAGGATCAAGATTACTTAGTGATAGTTTTAAACTTTCTGATTCAATTCTTAATTTTTCTAATTGTCCAGATAAAATTGAAATACCACTACCTGATATACCGGATGCCTCAACCGCTTGTTTTAATTGTGTAGAACGATTAATTATATTATCTAAAGTTTTAGGCATGTTACCTAAAGCAGATTGTTCTGCGTTATATTCTCTAACGCTTCTTGTAACATTTTGTACGGCAGCATTTACTTGTTCCCACATTTGAACTAATTTATTTCCGGAAGCATTAGAATCTATAGAACTTAAAACCGTTCCCAACTCTTTTAAAGATATTTTTAAACTGGATGCACTCTGACTATCACTTAATACAGAATGTGTTTTCTTTAAAGTATTGTAATAGGTTTCTGCATTTTTGATTTTATTTCTAAGCAATGTGTCTGCATTGTCGCTTTTTTCAATATTAGACAACCTATTATACTCATTAGTAAGCATTGCAATTCTTTGTCGCAATGTTTCATAAGCTCTAATTTTTTTCTGTTCTGTATCGGCTTTTTCAAATCTTGTTAAAGCAGCCTTTAATTGAGATAATTGTCTTTGAGTTTCTTCGCTTACATTTTTTAAAGATCGAAATTTATCTACAATAGAAGAAACACTTCCAGAAACGGAAGTGTCAGAACTCATTTTTTTAATTGAATTATTATAATCATCAATTTGTTGTTTTGCAGACTTAATTATATCTCTTGCTTTTGCAAAATCTTCAGTTTTAATTGCATGATTAAAAGAATTCCACGTATTTTTATTTAATGTAATACCAATGTCTTTTGCAATAGTACGATACTCTTGCATTTGACGATTTAAATTCGCCTGTACGGAGGCAATTTTTTGTTGTTCAGCCAAAATACTGTGAACATCTTTAGCATTAATTTCAATACCCAGTTTTGCAGTTTTTTTGCTTAATTTAGAAATAAGAGCTTCGATTGATTTTTCTGTTTCTGCTTTTTCAATAGTGGTCTTTAAAATAATCTGTTTCGTTTTTGTATTATTTAAAATATTATTTAAACCAGATTGAATATTTGCAGCCGTTGCATTTATATTTAAACCTAATATAATTTGACCATCAGCATTCGCCATAATAAAAATTCACCTCCTATAAAAGATATTAACTTTGACCATAGTACAAGAGAGGTCTAATAACCTCAATAGTAACTCCAAGTCTATTTTGAGAATTGAAGTCATTTATGCCTTGTTCGACAAAATGTTCCGCAACTCTATAACCGAAATTCTTTATATTCTTAAACCACACATTTCTTTTTACTTTATAACCATCATTTAACAACCAAAAAACATTCGCACTTGAACTATTCCATTTTTGAAAAATTGATGGTCTAATTGTATTTTGAATTTTTAAAGTTACAGTAAGTTTATTTCCAGATATTTGAATGTCTGCAATATCAGCAGTACTAATTGAATTTGACAAACTACCACGGTTAATTCTATTTTGAATACATTCTGATAATAAATTTGCAGCATTTACTAATTCTTGTGCATAGGTTAAACCGGAAGGAGCTTTAATTTTCATAAGATTAAGATTTTTTATTAAATTATTAATAGCCATAAATTCCTCCCAAATAAAAAAGAGCTGCCGAAGCAGCTCTTGCAATAGACTATCAAATTTATATTCATTATTCATTATTTATTATTGCTATGATAGTTGAATATAAATCTTCTGTTTGATTAACTTTTTTCTTATATTCATCTGAATTACGCTTTAATGTATTATTAATGATATTTATTTTATAATAAGCATGAGAAATATTCTTAGTAACAATTCTTATACCAAGATAATGTACTACATCTTCGGAATGTTTTGAAGCCGCACCAATTATTGCACCACTAATTCCAGCAATTATACCGCCAATCATAGCTTGCTTGGTACTACTTTTTATAACAGTAGAATTATCTTGAATGATTTCACATTCAATAATAGAATCAAAAGAAATAATAGCATCTATAATGCAAGAATGTGTATTAAAAATCACAAACACTTTTTTTGTATTGTCAATTCCAACAACTAATTCATTTATACGAAAAGATTTATTAAAAGAATAATTCTTTAAGTTATTTTTCAATTCACATTGTTTTTTCGTATCTAAATTATTCATTTCTACATATTTATTTGTTGGCGATACTATCCATAATATAATAATTATAACAATGGATATGATAGAAATAATAGGAGTAAATCCTCTTATGATTTTTAATATATCATTAGTTAAAGAAGAATCTTCCCATAAAAAATAACTCAACCATGCAGAAATTAATCCTATTATACCAATTTTTAATAAACTTCTTTTTATATCATTAATTGTCTTTAAAGCATTTTCATCAACAATACTAAAAGAACGCTTTGTTAAATCAATAAACGAAAAAATAAATATACATGTATAAATAATTGCTAATATAAACATAGTAAATCCTCCGAAATATTATTTATATAGTTATTATACAATATATTTATCAAATTGTCAATATATATCGTTTATTTTTCCTGAATAATTGCTTTAATAATATCATCTTCTGAAAGATTTCCAAGTTTTGTTGCTAATTTAACGACATCATCAAACTCAGGTTTATCAATCATATTTTTATTATTTTCTTTCAAAGAAAGACCAATACCATTTACTAAAGCTATACCTGTTTCTAATTCCTCACGTGCCTTTTCAAGAGCTTTTCTTTCGCCAGCAATAATTCTCTGCTGTTCAAAAGCAATTTTTGTTTCAACAAGATAAACGAGTTCATTAATTAAATTACGAAAAGCATCATTTGCTCTACAAACCAAATTCAACTTTTTGCAAAGAGAATATGTTTTATCAATGTCAATAACATCAATTTTCTTTTCTGTTTCGTTATCATTTTCGTCAAGTTCCTTCATTTTCTTTGTAAATACAGGAACATCTGAAAGCATTTGAAGTACAGTTATTTGGAATATAGCATCTCTAAATTCAGGTCTATATTCATTATTGCTATCAAAGCATCCATTTACAACTCTATCAATAAAAGTAGACTTTTCATCTACAGTCATATCTGTTTTCAGCTTTACATCAAAAGATTTTTCTCCAAAATCATATGTAATGACATCTGTATTCGCAGATTTAACCTCGCTCATGAATTCTGCATATATTTTTGTATTTTTTGCCATATATAAAACTCCTTTACTATTTATAATATACATCTATTTCAGTTCGTGGATATTCTTTATCAACAAAACATTGTAAAGTTAATTTTGTCAAATGTTTACTATCATCATCAATAATAAATCCACTTTCACTTAACCCATCTAAAATGAATTTCGGGCAAGTATTATCTATATCATGCCTACGATTTGTTTTGTAATATGTAGTAAATCTCATTTCACATTCTTCGATGTGCAGGTTAGTATAACCTTGTTTTTCAATAAACCAAATAATGAAATCTTTCCATTTTTGTTTCAGAGTATTCATTATTGGTCTTTTCATAATCATCCATTCATTTATAGATTCATGATATGGATGTTTAAATGGCTTATTTTTTGCCTTTGGATGAACAGAAAAATAATGTTTTTCATACTCACACAAAACTTTTTCGTCAATTATTAATTGTATATGATTAATTTTAATCACCTCGATTTTAAAAAAATAGGGGAGAAGAGAATAAATTTCTCGTTCCCCCCTAAGTTTTTTATTTCGCATCTTCCGATGCTGCATACTTTTTCTGATTTGACTTTTTATAGTTATAATCAGTTTTTTCACTTTCAACCTTAGAAGAATCTGTTTCAACAGTTTCTTTTGAAATTACCGTGTCAGTTTTTGTTACGGCAGACTTTTTTCTACCTGCCATTACACGTTTCAAATATTCCTCACCGCACTTAGGAGAACATGCAACTTCCATATAATTGAAAGCTCCAATCTCCTTAGATGATTTTGCACAAGGAATAAACTGTTTTCCGCAAACTCTGCAAGGAGCAGTTCTATTTGCCATAACAAATCACCTCATAAAATTACTCAGTTACATCTGCTGCATTAGCACCAAATACAATCATCTTCCAGAATACAGAAGAGCCGTTACCACAAACAGATGCAAGAGAAGTAGCTTCAAAGCTGTGAGCAGTCTGACTATCGCCAATAGCAATGTCAAAGTTACCACTAAAGTCGGCATAAGGAATGAAGAACTGAACTCTGTATTCATTCTTACACTTATCTTCAGCAATTACATCAACATAAAGTTCGAGCTTTTCAGAATACTTGTCAGAAACATTTTCGATAACAACATCTGCCTTAATTTTTCTCTTGTAATATACTGTAATTTCATCATTTTCGGCAACATCACCGGCATGGAAAGCAAACTTCTTAGTAGCAGGATCATATGTAAATTTACCTTCAGCAACAGAAGCATCCTGAGTAAGAGTTTTCTTAATAGTACCATTAGAATTCTTTACATAAAGTTCACCGATTTCATTACCAGCAGTACCAACAGCAACATAGTTTGTATAAGCTACAATCGCATCGCCATCAGTTTCCTTAGTTGCTACAATGTAATCAGGAATTTTTACAGTAGTAACAACATCGCTCTCGCCAGCTTTACCTACTTCTGTTTCGATTAAACCAAGAGATACCATACCGTTAGTACCAGTAACCTTAACTGCCTTATTTCTCTTTAACATACCGATAGTACGTCCGTTTCTACCAGCTAAGTTTGAATTTTCCTGAGTGTTACCAATCGTACAGTTCTGCATTTCATCTAACAGAAAACGGAAAGCTCCGCCATTAATACCACAAGCCATAATAGTTTCAAAACTTGTGATAGAAAGATCATTAACATTCAACATAGACTTTTCCTCCTTAAATTAAATTAGGATGTCATGCAAGGGGACATCCAATGTAGTTTATCTATATTTAATTTGCTTAAATCGACTGTGCCAAAATAAGCACCGGTCATTGTCTGTTCCCAATTTTTCTTTTTGGGTATTTGTTGCAAACTTGCATTAAATTTATAAATACTTAAATCCATACATGATTCATAATTGTATTTAAATTCTTCAGTATTAACCATTTTAATTATGTTTTCGTCTAAAAAAGACTCCTGCTTTTTTCGTGCAGCTCTTTGTTGTTTAAGACGATTTCTTTCAATCAAGTATTTTTTCGCCTCTTCATTACCGGCTCGTTTGTCTGTTTTTGTCCAAAAATGAATTTTCCGAATTGCATTAGAAATTTCGTATTGAATAAGTTTATCAATAATAGGATTATTATTTTTATCAACCAAAACAACTTCACCAGTTTCTTTGTTTTCAGAAAAATTCAAAGAAGCAATATCAAAAGAACCAAACACAATAGATAAGTCTTTATTATTCATAATAAAACTTTTAATCATCATAATGAATAATTGGTATTCATTTATTGTTTCGTAATCTACTCCCATGTCATCAAATTGAACCATGAGATCATAAGGTACAGATGTAAGTAATTGAACAATATTGTAATACTCACTCTCACCGTAGTCGTATATTTCACCTATTGTCGGCACATATATCGAAATCGTATCATTAATACGATATTGGTTTGTTCTCAATAAACTTTGAGTATTTGCCAACTACCTCACCGTCCTTTATCTCCGTTAATAGAGGGACGGTTATATTCCGCTACTGAATATTGAAGAGCGATTCCGTGATAATCCGTAGTCGGGTTAATGTCATCCATGCCCTCCAATTTCACACGACCTAATCCTAAATCAAGACTACCATTAAATAATTCTTCGATAGCTTCACCAATATCATCAGGTCGTAATCCGTCTGAAGTTCTCATTAAACTTTGATGTGTAAATATGTAAAACGAAATTTCCATTTGTTTATATGTTTTATTGAATACTTTCGGAACAGCTACTCTAAAACAAATATAAGTACTTGCTTCTTTTGTAGTGTCAGGAGTATAAGCATAAGGAAATATTTTCGTATACATTAATTTCCGATTTGGCACAGGAGAATTAGTATCACCTGTTACCAGCTCAACGATTCTTTTATCGCTGCAAAGAGTTTTCATAATTAGCTTACGATACCCTTTTACTTCCTTTAACAGAGCCAATCAAATCCCTCCTTATAGCCATTTATCGTCATTTTCTTCCAGTTCTGTTCCGCTACCAATCTTATCTTCCCAAGCATCTGCAATAAGATTTTCTTTATCGTCAGTTTTCGCATTAAATTGATCTTCCAAAACATAAAGTCTTAAATAACCATTATTTGCTCCATCTGCATAACTCGTTGTATCCATTTGCGTTACTCTATAAGCCGTTGGTAGTTTTTTATTTTTATCTATTAAAAAACGGAATCCATTATCAATAAGCAATGTGTGTTCATCACATGGTAAAAAGATAATGTGAGCCGCAGAACCTATATCAATCATACGGCGAGTTTCCTCACCAGTACCATATTGCGTAGCATTATACATACTAATCGGATATTCTCTAACTTCACCAGTAAGGGGAGATAGAAATTTCAAATAGAAATTACAATACTGTAATGTTCCTTCCCAATTTATACCATGTAAATCTGTTACGCCAACACAAAGCCAATAACCATTTTTCTTACCCCACGGAATAATATCTCCAAGATAAAACGGTTCATCAATCTGTGTTTGAATTGTAGCCTGAAAGGGTAGAGTAGATTTCCATTTATAATCATATATTCTCGGATGTATAACTCTGTCTGAGTACCACACCTGACAACCTTCGACTACATAAGAAGGATCATCTGCGAATGTAGACTCAACCAAATGACGAGCATTTTCAATCTGCTCTTCACGCATTGTTTTACCGCCGGCATTCATTCTTTTTAAGAAATTTGAATATCCACCCACAGATTAACACCTCCCATTTAAATTTTTCTTTTTATCCACGAATATCTTGACAAAAGAGTTTCGTTATCGGATAAATATTTATCTCTCACAGACATAATCGCATTAAGCTGGTTAGCCGGAGAGAAAGCATTGAAATCCTTACTTGAAAGTGTTTGCTTTAAAGCAAGTGGAACACGTATGTAATTACTATCCAAATAATTAATCACCATATAATTTGATAAAATTTCAATTTCTGTATCATTTAAAACCTCATCAAAACCAGTATCGTTTCGCTTTGACAAATCAACTTTGCAAATACGAAACGACACAATAGCTGGGCGAACATAGTCAGATAGAATAGCATAAATGTCCTGTTCTTCTAAATTCACAAAATCATAGTCTTTGATTTTAGATAAAACACTTTCATATAACACCATATAAGGAGTACCCATAAAGGTTCACCTCCTTAGATTAAATCCATCAAGTCAATCTCAAATTCATTTTCAAGCAAACGAATAATTTTGATATTAACGATTTTGCCCTGTTTAACTGCATTCTTAATCTTTTCGATTACTTCAGGCTTATCTTTTTCCGTTACATAGCAAATCTTATCCTTGACTGCATCAACATCATTGCCATAAAGCAATTTCATATCTGCTCTTGTAAACTTAACAGCAAATATATCGTCAATACCAAGTTTTCTCAATGCTATTTCATTCTTCGGATAAAGCCATTTCTTTGTGAAATAACCCTTATGTTTATTTTTCATAAGTTTTAACTGAGCGAAGGTCATTTCCTGTTCTTCGCCAACCTCCGCCCAATTAAAATAATCCAAAGTCTTAGGACAAGTATAATGCACGTTAGGAACAAGGGCTTTTACGATAACTTTATCGTTATCACGAATGGATTTTGCAGTATCATTTGTAGCAACTTTTGCAGTTGCATTTTCATTCTGCGCCATTCAAATTCACTCCCTTATTAAAAATTTTAAGCTAATGTCCATTCACCGAATACTTCATCGGCAATTACACCGATACCGGCTTTTGTCTGAATCTGAGCTTCGTAAGTCATATCAGCATTTTCCTTTTCATCGGTAATCTGTTTCATTCTGCTTTCACCCTCATAAACAAATTTAATAGGACGAGAAGCATTACTTACAATAAGAATCTTATCAGTAGATAACTCAAACTCATATGTTCCAGCCTTAAATACATTAGGAAGTACAACAAGTTCGTATCCTTCCCAAGTAGTAACAACACCGTTCTTTTTGCGTTCCTCTTTTGCAGATTCAGCAACCCAATTATCCTCGATTTTGCCCTGTAACTTACGAAGTGCAGTAGCAGAACCTACGAATACAGGTTTATGACCGGTAGCTGTCTGTACCTTTTCAGCAATAAGAAGTAAAGCTTCTTTTTCACTATCAGTACTTAAAGTACCCTTGCCGCTGAAACCTTCAGGAAGAATATCTCCCATGTTAGAGAAAGCAACATAAAGTGCATTCTGGAAAGAGTTAAGGAAAGACTTACGAGCCTTTTCCATTAATGCCGCAAAAGAGTCAATGTTCTTCATGAATCTTTCAAATTCATTATAGAAATGAACTTCAAACCATGTAGTCTTAACGCTGAAAGCAGCACCAATGTCAAATCTTTCTCTGATTGTATCCCAATGATTTCCAGAGAAACGAGATACAGTTAAGAAAGTATTATCTTCCGCATAGAATTCATTTGTATCACCTAAGTCAACACGTCTTTCTTCAACAAATCTATTGAAGAATTCATTTTCTTTCCAACCTTCAGGAAGTGTCTGGTCGAGGACTACTTCGATAACCTCAAAGATGTCATTCTTATACTTACGATATGTACGGAAGTTAAACTCAGCCCCACCAAGCACATCGTTTGTGATACGATCTCTAATCTGAGATTCAATACTCTGTGCATCAGTCTTTACATTGTCTGCAACAAAGTTTGCAAGATCGCCAGTATAATGATCAATACACATTGCAATCAATTCCTGTTTCGGTTTAGAAAAATTTGCAATTTTACTCATATTACAAGCCATAATTAATAACCTCGCTTTCAAATTTTTTAAATATCATTAGTCAATGATGTCATTTCTCTTAACATGTACCCAATACATAGTAGAAGGTCTGCCATAAGTTTGACCTTTTACAGTTGTAAAGCCAAGACCTCTCTTAACCGGATCGCCAATCTGAGCGACAAAACCGCATCCAACAGTTTCATCTTCAGTAGCAACAATTTTAAGAGTTGTTTTACCTGCTTCAAGAATTGCATACTGACCTTTCGCAATACCATCCACGCCACTTGCATTAAAACCAGTAGCAGATACCGCAAATACATCACCCTCAATTAAGCTATAAGCTCTAAAAGGCTCACCAGCTTCATTGATGTAATTATAAAGAGCCTGATTTGTACGCTTGCTTTCGTCATAATCCCATTCAGGATGAGCAACAAGCACAGCTCTCTTAGCGTTAATAGTATCGGCATCAAAAGTACCGAACTCATATGTTTCCTGTCCCTGTACATCTTCTGCAAGATCGCCTACATAACCGATATGTCCGTTCTGAATATCTTCATCAGCAATCAAACTATAGAGATGTCCGCCACCCTTTACAGCAGCAAGTTTGGAAGTTTCAACAACAGTATAATTTTTATCCATTAGAAATACCTCACTTTCAATTATTTTGTAGCAAGTACACCATAACGAGGATTAATCTCAGCCTCCGGTTTCACTTCAGGAACTCCGGCAGTCATGGGAACACCACTCTTAGGATTCTTACTAAAATCTGTGTTAATATTTTTCTCGGTAAATAAAATAGCACACTCGCTTCTGATTTCATCGAGAGTATAATTATCACGATTTTTCTTCAAATCGCTATACTTCTCGTTATCAGAGAGGTGTGCATCGAATTTTTCAAACTCAGCAGTTTTTGCTGTTTCAATAGCCTCTGCCTCACGCTTTTCAGCCTCAGCAACGTAGTTGTCGTATTTAGGCTTCATTTCATCATACTCAGTTTTAAGAGTTGTATAATTTTCAACAGCAGTATCTTTCTCACCTGTAATAGATGTAACCTGACCTTCCATGAAATCAGCAACACCAGCAACTACATTTTCAATAGTAAAGATAGGCTCATCTGCACCAGATTCCTCAAAATCTGCATACTGAGTTTTCTTTCTTTTCTTATTATCATAATCAAGTTTGATATTATCGCCATCCATAGTGTAAGGAATTCCATACAGTCTATAATGGTCTTTTCTATCACATACGATTACTTCTTCGCCCTGAACATCAACAAGATAATATCTGCCGCATTCATAGCCCCACTTATCAATAAATCTATGTTCATCAAGTAAAGCTCTGATTTCGTCAAGTTTCTCCATGATGGTCAAAGTGAAGTCATTGTTAGGTTTAGACATCGCTTTTCCTCCATTCATATTAGATATACGAGAATATTCGTTTAACTTTTTCTTAATATCCTGTGAAATTGTATCTACAGAAAATACCGGCAATGCAATACTGTCAATCATAGCTGGTTCAATAGATTCATCAGTACTGGATAATAGACAACAACCGTTAAATTTGAATTTGGTAAACTTAAATGTTCCATCTTCAAGCTCTTCGCCCTCAATAGAGGAAAGTTCTAATTCCATAGAATGAGGTTTGCCACCATCCCTCTCGAAAATAGATACTGCTTCTTCAAACTTTGTCCATAAAAGTGCATCTACACGGAAATAATCACGTGTAATTCCATCAGACGATACCTTTTTAATCCAACGATAATTACAACTTTCGGGAACAACACCGTAAGCAGAACCATCATATACATATTTCTTACCATCAACAGTTTCAATTTCTTTATATTCATGACCTTGATAGTCTTTCATACCTTCAGGATTTACTGCAATATAACCAAGAACAGGTGTATTTTTAATGCTATCGGCGTTAGCATCAACAACTTCACGTTCAAAGATTGAGTTATTGAAATTTAATCCTTCATGTAAAACATCAATAGTAATAGCTAAGAAACGAGTATCATCAGCATCGAAGATTTCATTAACTGTAAATTCTACCGGTAGTCTACTAAACTTTTTCATATCCATTTTCTTTTCAGCCTCCTTTCTGTAAAAATATATAAAAACGCAATAATGCGATTTTACCTATTAGCATTAGAATCATTATCTAATGTTTTCTCTCCACTATCATCAAGTAACTTTCCTTGACTTGCATTAGTTGGTCTACCAACTTCATCAGTAGATTGAGTATAAGAAGTGGGGAGGGGAATGAGTTGATTATGCAACTCAAAAGCAACATTTTCAGAAAATAAATTTCCCATCATTCTATTTTCTGACATTCCAAGTGATACAGCATAGTCTACCTTAAAAGGCAATCCATGCTCCGCAGCTTTTAAATAACCATCCGAAACATCATTTCTATTAAATACAGTTGAATCTTGAATTCTAAACGCAAATTTATAATTTGTCTTATTAAATTTACGCAATTTAAAGAAACGATTCATGTATCGTTCAAATTGTCTGTATACCGCATAAACAATAGCTGCATCATTTTCAACTGAATATTTAAGTGCAGTACTCGCAGTAGCTCCATTAAATAATTGAGAAGGCACACCAGACGAATCATAAAGATTTTCTATAGCATCACTCAAATTATTTGTGTTATTTGTGTTATCTTTAAAACTGATTGCTTCTGCTTCACCTAAAGTATGGATAAGTCCAACATCATCAGGCATATTTTCTTTGTTTATTTCAGCAAAAGTCAAAATAGTATCTTCGGTTAAAAGCGGCTTATCTACCGTGTTTTTATCAATAGGAATTTCAATAACTATAGCCTTATAATTATCTACACGTGCTTTTTGTAATTTTAATTTTTTATAAATATCAATATCAAAAATATCCTTCGCCAACATAATCAAAAGAGGCAAAGGATAAGAACAACTTTCATTTAATTTTATACATATCTGTTTATCTGCACTTGGAACATACCATCCGTCTTTATAATTAACTTTATGTCTATAATCCAAATATGCTTGTTGCAAATACAATGGATAACAACCTATATCAATAGGATTAATTGCAGATAAATTTATTTTAAAATTAAAAATACCATCTTGAATCTGTGCAATTTTACACATCTTTAAAGGCATTTTAAAAATAAAGAAATCTGTATTGTCCTCAAAGATTAAACCACAAAATAAATCCTCGGAAGGTAATACAGACATTATTTTTGAAAATTCATGCTTTAAACTCATTTTTTCAAGCTGACTATGCAATTTATAATAATCTTCTTTATATTTTTGGATTATATCTGCACCTTTATCAGCTTTCACATCATAAGTATCAATACGATAATTAAATAAACCCATTGTTCCAAAATACTTATTCATTCTCATATAGAAAGAAGAAACACCCATTAGATATTTACTTGTATCAATAAGAACTTTATTATATAAACTCGGATTAGCAAGTGCTTTTTCAATCTGATCAACAGTATATAGTCCAACTCTGTTATCTTTTAAAACATCAGTTTTGGAACATAGTTCGGTAATCATCAATCTTTTAAACGCCGCCAAATCTAAAGGTTTTTTACCTTCTTCGGTATCACGAATTGATTTTTCATCTTTATCGTATTGTTCTTTTGAATAAAGGATTTTTTCTTTCGCCATCTATATCACCTCCAATCAATACATATTAGGTCTGCGGTTAAATTTCTTTAATCGCTGAACATAAGATTCTGCATTAAATTTATTTTCGTCATTTGAATTGTCTTTTATTTTAATTATGTAATATAACAAATATGCCACCGCAGAAAAACGGTCTTTATCAAATTTATTCAAAACTTTTTCAACAGATAAATTCTTACCATTTTGAATAAGTTTAAGATTTCCAACTTCTTGAAAGAAAAGTTCTTCCTGAACATATGGCATAACCTTTGAATTTAAATCATCATCGTCTTTAATAGCATAATCGCCACCATTACGATTTTCCAAAAACCTCAGTTTGTATGAATCAATCATATCTATAAAATTTGAAATAATTCTTGTTTGATCTGACTGAGCTTTTAAATCATAAAGACATTCTTCTGCATTTTTGGTTTCCGGCTCGGCAGTAGTATTCATTGTATCCCAAGCAGGATATGTTTCACCTGTTTTTGGATCATAAGTTTCCTTCATAAGTTCATCAATTAAACCAGCACCAAGACCATTACCGTCAACTATTGCAGCTTTAGCACAATATCTTTTCATAACACGTTTTACAATACAAGCCTGTGTTGAGAAATTTAACATATTAGAGATATGAATGATATTTGCCAACTGAACTTCTTCAATTTTTCCATCTGAACCTCTAATAACTTTTCCAACCGCAATAGAAGATTGGTTATTACTCTTTTTCTGAGAACGAGCAACGTCCACGCCTAAATAAAATTCGTCTGTTTCAGAAGTAGACATAAGAATCGGCTCAGTAAGTGTTCTACAATTCATTAGTCGGTTGATATTTACTAAAGCACCGGTTGCACTACCAACCCAATTACCTCCATAGTTCATATCGAAAGCAATAGGGGAGGAATCCATTTTCTTTTTAAGAATAGTGCTTTTACTTGAACCTCTACCATACCAACAACCAAGCATCCAATCTGAACCTAAAACAATTTTTCCTTTTAAATCACGCATATCACGAATCATTTGTAGACTACGGCGATATTCGTCTGAACCTCTAAAGCCGGGCGTTGTAAAGAAATTAATCTGTTGATTTAATTCTTCAGGATTTGTAATTGCTAACTTACCAGTTGTAATACGTCCTACTTCAACTACAGGCTCTAAAGCATCTTCAAAGGTAACATTGTCCATCAAGTTTGATTCCTCAATATTTAATCTTTTTCTACGTTGACCTTTACTTGATTGAGCATTTGCAAGAGCATCAATTCTTGCACCATTTTTAAAGATGATTAAAGCATCACCTTTAATAAAACTTGTTTTCACAACTTCATTTTGTAACATAGGATAATAACGAACTAATTCATTCCATTTATCTTTTAAAAGAGAAGCGGCATTTTCTTTTGTCTGAGCCGTAAGACCGATTTCTATATTGGGATAACGTATTGCCGTAACAACCATTGTTGCTACTTCTGCAAAAGTTTTTCCCCAACCTCTCGGAAAACAACCATATTCGCTAAAGAATCTTGCTCCACATCTCATAAAAATTCTTTGGTCAGAATGTAATTTAATACCACCTTCTTTCGGGGACATTAAATCTAATGCTAAATCCGGATACCATAACCAAATGTTTGCAAGTTCCTCATATTTATCCATGTTTGCCATAAACGTAGAATCGTTATTATAAACTTCACTCATACATCATCACCCCGATTGTATTCCGGTGGTAATGTTATGAATTCTTTAATCTTATCTCTATTGTCTACAGTTGGATCGTCAGTAAAAATTCCATATGGATCGCCATACTGTGATATGTATTCGGCAACTTTTTCATCATAGAATTTATATACCTCTTCGTATGTACACTCAGCTTTGCCCTCCAATCTACGACAATAATTTATAAAACACCAAATTACAAAATCCAAAGCATCATTTGGACGATAACGATATTTAGGCATAATTCGTATAACATCCTGAGTTCGTTCTAATTTTTGAAAAAATTCAGAGAAACTACTAATACCACCTTGTAAATCACTTTGTTTTAGTTGTTTTAGTGCTTCATTTGCGAGTTTAGCCCATTTTTCTGCATCAGCAGTATTATTAAGTTGAGAAGAAATTTCTTCTTTCATCGAAAAACGAATATATCTGAGTAACAACTTCTTTTGACTGTTAGTTATATTTGGATAATCGTCTTTTAATGATAACCAATAATTCCACATGATTTTATATTCTTTAGAAGTATAACCCTCACCAAGCAAGTCAATCATTTCAGCAGTAATAGTAAATTCTTCATCAGCAGAATTATAAACAATTTTATCATCTGCACGAACCTCTTTTACAACATCTTCACAAACAGTTTCATCATTATATGACAAACCCTGTTCCCAATTTAACGTTCTTATTTGGCTTAAAGTTTGAATATTTTTAAAATAATATCCAATAATTTCTTTTCTGCTGCCTTTAGGTGCTTTTTTACCCCTATATAAATCTTCATATTGATTTACAGCAGCTTGATAATATTTTGCAATAAATGGTCTATCTATTTGTCTTAAAACCTTTTTCAGTTTATCAACACTTACATCATCTTTTTCTTCATCATAACAACTTTCCTTTATGCTTTCTTTACACATAGGTAAATAACCATCTGTATGAAAAGGATTGTAACTTCGATAAAATTCTCTTAAAATATGTTCAGTTTCACAAGCAATACAATATTTTTTCTTAGTTCTTTTTGTTTTAGAAGCGGCAGTACCGCTTTGCTTTTTTGGCATTCTGCCACCTCCTATATAGAAATTGGTTGCGGAGGTGGGACTTGAACCCACGACCTTCAGCTTATGAGGCTGACGAGCTAACCAACTGCTACCACTCCGCAATATATAAAAGCAACCAATATAAGTTGCAAATTAAAAAAGCAACCATAAAAGGTTGCGTTTTTGGTACTGGTAGTGGGACTTGAACCCACACGATGTTGTCATCAACGGATTTTAAGTCCGTTACGTCTGCCTATTCCGTCATACCAGCATATTTATTCAAGTTTGACTAATTAACCTTTGAAATCATTAATAATAAATCACATCTGACAAGTTAAATGGCGGAGAGTAAAGGACTCGAACCTTTGCATCGAAAAACGATGAACGGTTTAGCAAACCGCCGCAGTACCAACTATGCTTAACTCTCCATATAGATTTGGTGCGCCAGAGAGGACTCGAACCTCTGACCACTCGATTAAAAGTCGAGTGCTACTACCAACTGAGCTACTGGCGCATATATTTTGGTGGGGAGGGATGGATTTGAACCATCGAATCCCGAAGGAGGCGGATTTACAGTCCGCTGCACTTACCACTATGCGACCTCCCCATATGGCTCTTCCTCACGGACTTGAACCGTGAATACCTGATTAACAGTCAGGCGTGATACCTATTTCACCAAAGAAGAATATTATGGTGATGGCAGAGGGAGTTGAACCCATCATTGCCGCCGTGAAAGGGCGGTGTCCTTGCCATTAGACGATGCCACCATAAAGAATTGGCAGGAGTAGAAAGACTTGAACTCTCACAAACAGTTTTGGAGGCTGTCGTGCTACCATTACACTATACTCCTATATGGCTGGGATAACTGGACTCGAACCAATAAAACAAGAGTCAAAGTCTTGTGTGTTACCTTTACACCATATCCCAATATTAAATTTAACTACTATTCCAACGAAGTTGATTACGAATACTTAATTCTTTCCTACGTCCTTCAGTCCAAGCATTTCGCATTTTTTGTTTTGATTCATCAGAATGCTTCTTACCATAATTATAATTTAAATTACCAGATTGAGGCGGATTATGTTCACCAGATTGTCGAGCTTTGGACAAATTATATCCATAATTTTGATTTCTGCTATTATATACAACCATCCAGTAATCCTCACGATCAAATAATTCTGTTTTAGTACAAGATGGTGGTAGTTCTTCTAATATTTCAAATAAAAAATTATCAATATTAGGATGATTGTTATATGCTTCTTGCAATAAAACACAATCTCCAACATTTCTTCTTAATGCACTCTTATGAAGAATAAATCTTTTCTTAATATTTTTACTACTACCAATGTATACTTTTCCATTAGTTAAATCAGTTATTTTATAAATACCTACCATAAAACACCCTCTATAATTAAATTGGAGAGATATATGGGATTTGAACCTATACCCTTTGTTTGGAAAACAAAGATGCTGCCATTACACCAATATCTCATAGCACCCACATAGATGCTATAGGAAAATAATCATTCTAATTTGTAATAATTTGATAAAATAATTTTTTTGAGAAGGAAGAATGATTATAGCCTAAACTTACATATTCAACATTTCGGAAATTGCTTATTCTGATATTGTATAGTGATGACTTGAATTGGCAACGCACAAAAATATAAAATAAATAATCACAAAATTAAAAAATATAACATACATAACCCACAAAAATATATAAATGCCAATAAGTCATCTAAGTTTCATTTCTTCATAGAAGGAAGAATAAACATAGCCGAAATTTTATAATGGAAATTATTATATCTAAATCATCTATTATTTAGTAATCTTTCTTGAAAGAAGGAAGATATAATATAGCCATGTGTTTTTTATATCATCTTATTTAACTTTTTGCTAACTGATACTTTTACTTTTTTTGTTGCCGGCAAAACGCTTTCTTTACCGGTTTTAGGATTTTTATAATCCTTTTCTTCAGATTCTTTAATGGTAAAATCTAAGAAACCATGTAAATGAATCTTTTCACCTTGCCTTAAACTGTCGATAATCACATCTTCAAATGCTTTAACGAATTTTTCAACCTCATATTTATATGAGCCGGTTGTTTCGGCAATCTTGTCAATCAAATCTGCTCTATTCATGTTTCAACTCCCGACTTTCTGCCTTGATATTATATTGACATAACTTACCATCTTCTTTGGTAAATATCAACATAGTCTGTCCTGCGTTTGAATACAAACGATGTTCATTAGCATAATCGTCAGTTCCGCATAAAGCACTAACCAATATGTTTTCAATGCCAAAACTCTCAAATAATTCAAGATGGTGCTTATCTGCACTAATTGTATAGTCGATTGTTTCACCATAAAGTTTTGAGAATAAAGTATTCAGCATTATACCCAAATTTTTAATGTTATCTAAATCTCCATGTGTTCCGCAAACATTATATCCGCACACATTTAATTTGATAAATTCTTTAAATTCAGAATTCACAACCGTAATGTCATCTCTGTCTTTGAATCTTTCATTCATCCACCACGGAATGACCTTTTCCATATTATCCTCATGAATGCTTTCCTTTTTATTTTGGATAGTACGCATATGATTTCCGTATGTAGAATAAACCAATGTTTCATTAGCGTAATGAGATAATTCATTTATAGCTTGTGCAAGCAGCTCTGCGACCTGCATAATTTGATCACAAACTTTTTCTTCAGCAGCGACACGTGCCGTTGTATGAATTGCACCGTGAGCAGTATCACCTAAAAGTAATACATGAATTTTAGATGGCTTATGTTCTTTTAACTGAGCGCACATTTTTGAAATAACAGTTTGCAATCTCTGTTTGCAAATTTCAACATTATATTGATTCCAAATATTATCTGTTACCATACCATAATGTATGTCAGCCAAACAAATAACCGCTTCTTTTTCAGTTGCCGAAATCGGCGTTGTAAAAGTAAGAGGAACTTGTTTATTCATCTCATCAGCACATCGT